AGGTGCCTGTGGTCTTTCCACCAATTCATACGGCATACATCGGAGCAGTATTTTTTCAGCTTGCGGTGTTCTGCCTGCGGCACTTCTTTGCCGCAGAAGGCGCAAAGGACAACAGATTTTTGCTTATCCGCAGACGTGTCTTTTCTGCCTCCGAGGTTTCTCCTCCGGCAGAATGATTTCACAGTATTGCACGACAGGTTAAGGCATTCCGCTATTTTCCTATAGCTTGCCCCCATCTGCCGCATACGCCTGATTTGCTCCTCCTGTTTTGCTGTCATGGAAAAACACCCCTTCAAGTTAAGCCAAAAATACACCCTTATCGAACCCTTTTTATTTACTTGGCAATAAAAAAATGCCTGCGGATTCCCAGAAAGGAACCCACAGGCATTGATGTAATTATAGGTTTTATATCTTAGTGCAGTAGTCCAGGGAAATCCACCCCGCACCTGATTTCAGTTTGCCCCAGCCCTTTACGCTGCCTTCGCCGCTGGATTCTTCGATGATGGTAAACACGCCTTTTCCGGTAAACTGCCCAGTGGATTTGTAGTCGGTTCCGGGACCGGTACGGATATTCAGGTTTGTTATTGACACCTCTGCCTGATACGGAGCTGGTTTAATTTCAGTTCCGGGCTTTACGGCAGAATATACAGCATTACCCTTTTCATCAAACACGGAATACCCAGCATTTTTATCAGCTTTTTCTTTTGCGTTTGCAAGATTTTTATATGCCCCGATTTGAGACTTGGTATCTTCCCATGTTTTGCGCACACGAAAGAGTCCGACAGCAGGTTTATCACCGGATATGTCAGAATCAACACCCAGCCTCTTATTGACATCTGCGGCAATCGCGCCATGACGGGAGTACAAATAATCACCGGGGCAGGACTTGCTTGCAAACCAACGGTGGACGGTCATGTTCTGCTTATCAACCTGCCCGATGAGGGATTTATCACCCTTCCACAGAAGCTTTTTAATGTTGTTGCGCTTGCATATATCTACGCAAAGGTCAATCAATGCAGCATAGGCTTTCTCTCTCACCGCATAAGGCGGAGTTGTGTCGGAAGCAACTTCAATAGTTACCGCGCGATGGTCATTTGCGCCGCTGGAGGAACACCAGGAACGGTCTTTCTCTTCGCAGTACATACCTATTCTTCCGTCAGGACCAATTCCGTAGTTGGAAGAAGCCTGTCTGCTCTCCGATGCAAAAACACTGCCGATTGTCTCAACAGAGCACTGCCCAACCACGCAGTGAATAGTGATGGTGTCAATAGCGTGATTCCTGTTCTTTGTCCTGTTAGGTGAAATCCTGGTGTAAGAAACCAGAGGGCTGTTTGTGAATGCCATTACTCGTCATCTCCTTTATTTTCGCTAAGGTTTTCGAGGGTTTCTTTAGAAATTTCCTCGCCGTCAATGATTACAGTGCTTTCTTTATTCATCTTTCTTGTCCTCATTTTCTTTGTTTTCGCTTTTGCTGTGCAGCTGTGCCAGAATGTCCTTCAGCTTTTCAGGAATGGGGAGCCCCAGATGCCCAGCGTTCTCCAGTATGCTGATGCCTTCGTTGGAAAGATAAAAGAATATTACCGCCGTCCTGATTACCGAACCTGTACCGATCACCTGCACATCAAGGATGTTCGCAATCCCTGTCAGCATAAAAATCAGAACCTTACGGCAAATACCTTTAAACCCCACCTCACTGGAAAGGGTTTTGTCGATGGCGGCGCACATGATGCCTGTAATATAGTCAATGACCGCAAAGGCAATCAAAGCGTAGAGCAGCCCGTCACAACCTCCCAGAAACCAACCCAACCACCCCCCTACAGCGGCAAAAATTACTTGAATCATGTTCCAGAACTCCTTCATAATGTGTACCTCTCTTTCATGAATTTTGATATGATAAAAAGCCGCCCGCCAAACAGCGGACAGCCCTGTATCCTGATATTATCAAATTTGTTTTGGCAGGGACTCCCACAGCCTCATGTCTTCCTGCCCCAGTGACCATATACACATACCACGCAACTTCCAGCGGTATGCCGCTTCGTTCGCCCAATAAACCAGTGAGTCTACGTCCTGGTAGTACAGGATAGAAAAGCCGTCCGCATCACCGAGGAACAGTCTTGATATCCATATGTTTATATCTTTTGGTATGACTTTCACTGTATAATCCAAGCCGCAGGATAATTCCAGCAGTTCCGAGTGAAAGAAGTCATATTCAAGGGAAATATCCTCGCTTCGTGATGAACGTTCCTCAATATCGGAAGTCAGTGTAAATACCTGAAACTCTTCGTCCCACTCCACACTGCTTCGATCTATACGTCCGAAAGAAACGGAGGTGCCGTCGGGCATTTCCACATCAAATCTTTCATACGGCTCATACGTCCACGCATCACCAAGCCGGAGCAGTTCGCAGACTGTGTGATTGTCCGAACGGTATCCGGCATATCCGCCGCTGAAGCCTGATATTGATGCAGTAAAACGCAGTTCATAAGCTGCACCGGAATATACACGCACTGTATTCCCTCTGATACGCATTTCTATCGTGTACATATCAGGGTTTGTGCGGAGTTTTTCATCCTGAATTTTGTTGATGAGCGTTTTATAGCTGCCAATCAGAAGCGAGCCGTTATACAGCTCTACACTTTGGCTGTCATAATTCAGACAGCAGAAAATACTGCCGCAGAACACTCCAGCTCTGCCCCCGCTTCCTGACGGGAAAGCAAGTCTCGCACGGATATGTATATCAGCAAAATCATCATATCTCCATGCAAGCTGACCACTGCCTTCAAGCTGGGAATATGGACGTTCTTCATCTGACGTACTATCCTTCCATACCTTCCACCCGCCTGTAAGAGTTGTCCAATAGCTGTCGGGAACAGGCGTATCGTCTCTGAAATCTTCGTACCAGATAAGCGCAGAATCAGGTTTCCTGCGCAGCATTTCAAGCGTCAGCTTGAAGCCTCTGTCCGGCTGTACCATATTTCCGTTAACGTCTTTAAAACGTCTTGGAGCAAGCGTATACACAGCTTCACCGGCATACGGTTCCTGTGAAAAGGACGAGCAGACACGGAAACCGCAAAATTGTACTCCTTCTGCGTCCACAGAAACCGTTATCGTATGCTGTCCTTCAGACAGTTCCATCTGTTCTGATAGCACTGCCCAGAACGTTTTTCTCCAGTACGGCCACCATAGGCGGCTTTCTGTAATATGTTTTTCGTTGCCATCTATAGCAATTCGAACACCGTTTTTATCCCAGAAAGGGAAGCAAAGCTGTACAGCTATGTCATATGTTCCGGCTGGATGTACCGAAAAATTATAGGATACACGGCCATTTGCTCCAAGTGTTACTATGTTGTTGGTGATGGAAATAATGCCAGAGCGGGTATCTGGACTGCCGCTGTTTCTGTCTATCAGTATATTTCCAAATGTCACTTTCTGCTGTTTGGCATAGGCGGTCAGATATTTCCTGCCGTTATAACTCGCTCCCAACTGTGGATAGCTGTGTTCTGCCGCATCCTGTCCTTCCATGTAGTCATACACATGAGGAAGCGCCCAAGGCACTTTGTTGTAATCGTCCCAGTATGCGACAATTGGTATAAACGGTTGAGGCGGTGCGTCTCCGGTAAAGTTATAGCCGCCCGTCATCCACAGCTTGGCGGCATAGTATGTATTGGAAACTCCACGGTAATCCCTTCCGAGGTTTTCAGGCTTGTCATATATCTCCCAGTTCCAGCCATATGCGGGCATTCCGAGGAACACTTTATCTGGGTTCATTACCTGGACGGCATAATCATAGATACCCTCCAGCCACGAGCGTGGAGATACCGGACCGGGTGCGCTGCCAGCCCACGCCATGCCGTAAGACATGATGGAGGCAGTATCACAATATGGGTCAAGGTCACCATAAACGCACCAGTTCTCGCCCCCTACAGAGCCGTTTACGCCCGTCATACCAGGCAGGCATATATTTACCAGCTTGTAAGAGTCATAGTCCTTGACGGCATTGTAAATGCGCCTGAACAAGGCGGTCGATGTCTCATGAGTAGAGTAATCGCCTCCTTTCTCAAGGTCGATGTCAATGCCGCTGCACCACGGATATTTTTCCATGATGCGTAATATCTCAGAAAGAAATTTATCCTGCGCTCCGTTTGTGTTATCTCTGAGCGCCGAAAATACACTGCTTATTCCATCGTTGGCTACTGTCAGCAGCCATGTGATATGCGGCCACTTGTTGATATACGGGAGCATATCCGAGACGGGAACACCGCTCTCATAAATCTCGCCTGTTGCCCTTACTTTGAACGAAAACACTCCTACTGTGTCGATGCGGTCACCATAATCCCGGAGTGCATCATACATCCTGGCGTTGCCCATAAACGTCCAGACCATGATTTTTTTGCCTCTTAATAAGTCCACACAAGTCAACCCCTTTTATGTTGATGGAACAAGAATATGACCAAGTCGAGTGTACGGGGTTCCGTTAAAAATTACAAGGCTTATACAGGCAGAAAATGTGTCGGGAATTGCAGAGAGAAGCATAATTTTGTCTGACACACAACCTGTTGCCGTTTCGTGCAGAGACACCGCTCCGCCAATCCTGGCATTTGTACTTACAGACCATGCGTTAACAGCGCTGGTTTTCGTATCTTTTGAGCATACCTGATAGCTATAATTTATTGAACTACTTCCGGAAAGTGTCATAAAAGTAAGCCAACCCGATTCCCCCGTCACAATATTGCGGCACGTAGAAATACCGAGTAAATCTCTGTTTGACCCTTGTTGCGGGAGAGCGTTCACGGATGAACATAAAACAAAAAAACCATTTCCGGAAGCGTAAGCGCAATGCGCGATGTATTTGGTTTCCGAACTTTGTATAATAGCATTGTTTCTGCTGACAAGAGTTATTACGCTGGGCATAGAGGATTCTGAGGGTGGTTTCTTCACTCTCAAAGAAACGAATACGTTATTACCACAGTTCTTTTTAAAATCAGTGCATGATGCGTTAGTCTGCGAGTCTTCCATATCCCAGTCAAACATCTCCGTGAAGTCAGCTACCATAGCTTTATAACCAGCCTCGCCCTTGCTATATATCACTTCCCTTGTTGCCATTACTTTTCCTCCTCAATTTTTAAGCCATCAAGCGACCCCATGATACCGATTATACCGCCTATGGGCTTTACAAAGTTACCTACTGGTGCAGTTAACCCCGTTGCTGCACTGCTGAACGCTATCATAGGCAGGTCTGTACCGTTCGTACCGATGATACTCTCCATTGCCGCTGCACGTTTTTCCAGTTCATTCAGTCTCTTTACCAAATCAGATATACCGCATTTTCCGAGAATACATTTGACATATCCGCACTTGCTTTCATCTCCACGATAGTCGGTGATGTCGCTGGCAATGACCGAGCCTGTACCTGCAGGCAGATAGACCGCCGCAATTGTCAGGTACGTCTGTTCCTCGGAACTCGTGAGGTTTGGGACTACCACCCCTGACCTTACTACGAGAGAACATTCCCGGGAGGCGGTATCACAGCAGATACCTATTGCCACATAGCGGTTTGCGGAAGCGTCCACATGGGAGCTTAAGTCTAATGTGTGGGGTTCGTCATTGTTAAAATAGTGACCGTTCAGCCACGCTTTGCCCGTGCCAACCGTAACGGTCAGATTGTTGTTTGCAGTGACCGCAAAGCAATCTCCATAGGTGTCCAGAATACCGTTGCAGATCAGGCTGGACAGGTAGGCAGTGAAGTTCTCAGCCGTGTATACTCTGTCTCTGTTATGGGCGTCAAAAAAGCCATAGGAAAAAGCCATAAAATCCTCCTTCTGGCGTTATAATTCGCCAAGTATAAAGTCATCCCCATCTTCAGGGAACGGAAAAATAAAGCCCTTCAGCTCAGGTTCAGGTCCCGGTTCAGGTTCAGGACCCGGTTCCGGCTCTGGCTCTGCTTCCAGTATAGGCATGGTATAGTCCTCCATCTCCTGCATAGAAAAAAGTACCCTGGCGGATTTCCTGTCCTCCAGAGTTACTTTGTGCTTGGAATCCCATGCCGCGCTGTACTGGTAAAAACCTTCTTTCTTCTCCGGCTCTCCGTCTTTTGTGCATGACCGTGCTTCCGCAAGCAGAGCAAGGTCTGAGTCCTTTACGACCGCATTCGGAAACAACGCTCTCTGCCCTCCCACGCTTTGGCAGAGGGAGATTGTCCCCCCTGCCATGTCAGCAGTAGGATAGATGTGTATATCGAGTGGCGCAGAAGTCTTGCCGCAGTTAAAAAGCACTACAGTTTCTTCCGACCTCACCACACCATTGAACCACACAGGCGGCTTGATTTCACCATTCTCACGATACTTTCTCATGAAAATTTCTGTGTTTGGCGTGTATCCGCTTAACACAGGTCCTTCTTGCAGGCTGAGGTCTGTAACCCAAATTCTGCCGGAGCAGTTCGAGATTTTGGGTGATACCGTAATACTCACTACACGGCGGCCTTCTTCTTTCCGGAGGGATGCTGAGAGCCTTGTGAAATTAGCCATCAAGTGTCCACCGTATCTCGGACGGATGCCCTACCCAGCCTGTAGCGACCGAACCGCCCTGCAAAAAAATATCGGTTACATACAGTGTCCCCGTGCAGTTGTGGATAAAGACACGCACAGTGATAGATTTTAATTTCCCGAATGTGTATTCTTCGGGACCAAGCTTTTTTACAATCCTGTTAAAAACCGCCATTCATGTCACCCCCGTCAGTACAAATCAATAAATCTTGTTTCTGTTGTCCCGTCTTCGTATTCAAAAACAACCTCAATACCTGCCTGTGAATCCTCTGAAAGTTTTTTTAGATTTTCAGACGCAATCTGTGCTGAGATAGTATAGCTTGAACGGCTTGACGGATATACAGTCTGAGACAGGCTTAATGTACTGCCCTCTACACCATCCGCTCTAAATGATGCCGTGCCACTTACTCCGATCCCGCCTACAGCTTTAAATCCGGAGCTTACCCAGTAGGCCAAGCCATCATCCGCTCTGGAGTTTCTCAGGTGATTGAATGGAACCATATCCCTTATGTCTGTACTTCCGTCACTGTTAGAGCTTGCTGCGCTATCCAACTGGCTTGCGGAGCTGCCAAGGTTTTTAAGTGTAGTAGAAAGTTCCAGAACCGTATTCCAGGGTACTCTCGGCGGGTACTCTCGGCGGACGATTCTTGTAGTGACAGAAATTCCAAGTTCTCTATCTTCTACACGGACATAGTCGCCAAGCTCCCATGACTCATGCTCATAGCCTGTTACAGCGGATAAGTCCATAGCCTTAAGCACATAGGCTATGGACGGTTTGGAATATTGCGCAAGACGCATTTCTGCATACTCTTTCATTTGGTAGGGGTTTATGAATGAGGAACAATCCAAAGTGGATACACGAATATCGGATGAATAAGTATAGTCTTCCACATAGGGCTTTCCGTCATTGATGTTAGCAAAGGTCATGCCGTTTGAGCCTACAGCATACAGCCGTGTGATAAGGCCAGTAGTGTCCACGGTTCGTTCAATTTCTTTCATGTTTTTACCAAATGCGAATACCGCGCCGCTATCTTTGCCATTTACGGTCAGCAGATGCACCAGTCGATTTTGGCAGTCAAAGACCAAATCACCTCCATGTATATCTGCTATGCTGCGGAGAATCGCCAATGGATTTTTCTCTGAGCTGGTCCATGTTCTGTAGGTGTTGACGGATACTGTCCCTACTGACCACTCCGTGTCCTTCAGCGCATACGCCATAGGGACTTCAGGACTTACCGCATCAAAGGCTTTCTCTTCTTTCAGAACAGCGACAGCCAAATCATAAAATTCGGCTTCTGCATATACCTCTGTTTCGATGTCCCCGTTGCCGCTTCTAATATCAGTGATTTTACGAATGGTATATACATCATTTACTATTTGGACTTTCTTCTCACTGTCGATATATTTTCGTTTCCCGTCCTTGAATGGAAGCTTGAATGAAAGCGTATCCTCACCATTGATTTCACCTGTTACAACAACATCATAGGCATTTTCCAGAACAGCCTCCCAGTCCCTGTTGGAATCCAGTATAACAGGATGTGCATAGCCCAGTTTTTCGTATGGCTGTTTCGGAGCGTCATAAAGACGTATACCTGTTATTTTAGGCGTTTTTGTCTTATCTGTAGTTGTGAGAGTAATCCTAAAGCGGATATAGGCCCTGCTTTGTGCAGTTATTTTCCCGTTAGATTCTACCACTGCCCAGTCGCTCCAATGCTGTAAATCATCACTGGTAGAAACCTCTATAAGAGACACATCAGTTACACCGGAAATCAACTCGCTTGTCACCGAAACTCTTCCCGCTTCGAATAACATACATTCTACAGGTATAGTCTGTAAAATTCCCTCCGCAGGATAGCCGCCAGCAGAAGAACGAAGTTTGACGAATCCTGGTTCAGTTAGTGCGTCTACAGTCCCAGAGGTATCGCCCCCATTAGCACAAATTGACTTTTGAAAGTATCCTACAAGGTCATCTGCAGTCAGTTCTGAATCGCAGTCAAGAAACCAGTCATCAAGAAAGCCGGAGTACCAGTAGGAATCAGCGTGCATCCCTATTATTATGTCTGCTGTACAAGAACGGTTTAAATCACCTGTAAAGCTCAGATTATCGGAGGTCCAGCATTCTTTATTAACCTGGTCGCCTATCACAAACCGTGCGGTCTTAGCTGTCAAGTCAATCAAACAGGAAAGGAAGTACCAGTTGCCAGACACAAAAGAAAATGGCGTTTTTACCGATGAATCCAGTATCAATACGCCATCTGAATTATAGAGCGAAATTCTCGGTCTGCCGTTGATAAGAGATACATAGAAAATAGGCTGCCCCGGACCATATCGTGTGTTAAATATGGGCGTGTATGTGTTGCCGATGGAGTAAGTGGTAGGGTTCATCCAGCCTCCGACAATAATATGCTCTCCCAAATTAGAGAAAACAGAACCGTCGTTTTTCGCTTTAAGATATGTTTTTTCTGTAGCGGGATTGTTCATGTTTATACGGATATAGTTGCCTCTGGGACCGCCACGCAAGTCCGCTGTAGTACCGCTCCAGCCATTTATAAACATTTTCCTGTTACGCCCAGATGAATCAATAAGGGAAGTGCTGCTATCTGGCGCTGATTCATTGAACCTCCATAATCCAGATTTTGCCCATTCCTGCGGAAATTCTCCAGTGAAATCCGTTTGTTTATCCAACACTACTTTTAATGCCATTGCTTATCACCTCCATCTGCTCCTTGCTTCTATATCAAGGCTTGTAAAAACAGCATTACTTTCTGCTATGCTTAGGGAGTTATCCCCAACGTTCAATGATGGGAAATTTAGCTCCTGTAGATACGGAAGGGCATTTCTTAAAATTATACCATCTTGATTTTCTACATAGGCTGTCATTTTATCCGAGTCAATGACCAGTGTTTCATCAGCAGTAAGAGTAGCCTTTGTGATTCTTAACTCACTATAGTTTGT